TCGTTACCAGGAATTTTCACGCGGCCGATGAAAACGTACTCAAATCCATCACGCTTCCTATAAACATGACCAAATTTCAACATCCTGTCCATCAAAACAACATTCTTTTTCTGAACCTTGAGTGCTTCGGTGTTTTCGACCATTTTACGGTGTAGATCGCCACCGACAAACACGAGACGTGTTTGACTTCCCAACAGACCCCACACAAATTTTCCAGGAATCTTTCCTCCCGGTTCAACCCCGACGTGCTTGAAAGCCTCAATTAGTTGATCCTCCCTGAGATCAAACCGACGAAAATCCTCATCGATGACCTTGTAGGCGCGGCCACCTTCAGAACGCACATCAAGGCCCGTGATTCTCACGCTGAATGGCTCATTATCACGCTCGATCATCGTTGGTTCCGCATACTCGTGCCACGTACGCGTGGATTGATCCCAACGACTTTGTTTACCCCAACGAGCAGCAGTGTGAGGTGACGACTTCGATTTAGGATCGTATGGGAACGTATCACTAACGGTGAATTCGTTACCAAAAACATCCTTAAGCTGCTCGGGCGAACGCAAAACGTAACAGACCCTATCAAGCAACCTACTTGAAACGGTCATTTTCCACCCATGGGTTGAAGCACCCGAGCAACCCGACACCCGCTGTTCAGCGTGTACGCTGCCGCGCATTCGATCGGAACAATTTCGATGTCGTTGTTTTTATTCACGGTTGACACTGAACAACTAACGTATCCATCACCATCAGAGTCAATATTCGCGCATGAAACACCCTTCACCTGAAATCCCATCTGGGATGCCCATGCCTTAGCCGCAGTCTCAGCCTTGTCGTGACTTGCACCGGATACGTTCGCAAGGCAGGTGCATCCCGCGATACCAACACCTCCCACGACAGCGATTCCAACCATGATGTGAACCAAAGATACCTTCATACGTTCATGATACAACAGTATGATTGTATTTTGCACCCTGTTTGGTCACAAAGTAACACACTTGAAGTATTCAATTGTACGTTCAAGACCTTCCTCTAACATGATCGTTGGTTTAAATCCCAACAAATTTTCAGCAAGCGTAATATCGGGAAGACGTTGCTCAGGATCGTCCTTCGGCAATTTTTTGAAAACTATGATTGGATCTCCACCGTACGTTTTCTCTGCTACGATTTTTGCGAGTTCCAACATTGTGAACTCGTCTGGATTTCCTATGTTTACGGGTGATCCTGGATTCTGCTTGAGTTCGGAAAGGCTTACGATGCCCTTGATTAAATCATCCACGTAACAAAAGCTGCGTGTTTGTGATCCATCACCGTAAATTGTCATCGGAAGCCCTTTCAGGGCCTGAGAAATTAAATTGCTGATGACACGACCATCATCGGGATCCATGTTTGGCCCGTATGTGTTGAAGATCCGCACCAATCGAACATCAACGTTGTATTTGTTGAGGTAGTCGTAGCACAAAGCCTCAGCGGCCTGTTTACCAGCGTCGTAGCATGCTCTTGGGCCGTATGAATTGACATTACCCAAATACGCTTCCGATTGAGGTGAAACCTGTGGATTTCCGTACACCTCGGAAGTTGAAGCATGCACGACACGTGCACCGCAAACCCGAGCGAGATTTAATACGTTTTTGACGCCCAGGGTGCACGTTAGCATCGTTTCTATCGGAATCGATTGATACCTCGGTGGGCTCGCTGGACACGCAAAATTATAGATCAGGTCAAATTTCTGGTTCAACTCGTTATCGTTGAACATATCACACATCGAATCAAATTGTGATGTGTCGGTGATATCCAAATTTTGAAATTTGAACGACTGATGAGCCATCAATGCAGCTAGGTGTTTCGATGTTGGCCTTGATGATGAAAAATTATCAAAACCAAAGACCTTATCACCTGAATTTAGGTGATGCGCCGCTAAATGGCTTCCAAGAAAACCAGCACAACCGGTGATCAAAACAGACTTCATCGAAGTGATCATACATCGTTGGTGTAATAATTACAAGCATGGCGAACAGAACGATTCTCAAGGTGTATCAAGCTCTTCTTGAGCAGGCATCAAAACCCGACGAAGAGATATTGAACGATCTTGCGAATAACGATCGTATGGATGAAAAGGACGTTGCTCGTGGCGAATGGAACCCGTTGATTGATGACAAGGTTAAGATCCGCAACGTTGAGGATAATGAAACTGATATTGATTCAAATCCAATCGAGGTTGGTCGTCACGGAACAATCATGAAGCATCTCGTTGCCTACCTCGTGGAATTCGAGGACGGCGAGGAACGTTGGGTAACAAAAACGATGATCGAGCCTGTTTGAATTTAAGCCTTGATGACGGTCCCACGAGCATCAATCTTCAGCATCTTAGGCCACAATCTCCTAAGTTCGTATTCCGATGTTTTTAACCATGAAGTAAGTTCTTCAAGCGTTGGAAATTCTTCGTGTTTATCAAAGTACTCCAACCAACCGAAATAAACATCGCGAGAATTTTCAATTTCTCCGGCGACGTTTTTAATGCGTGTTTTCATAGGCTCGACAGTATCTCATTGAGATTATCGATACGACGTTGCATGCGTTTAATTTCAGCCTTCATCTTTGATACGATGACGGCTTTTTCCTTCGTTGAAACCTGACGTAGTAGACCGTAACTATCGACGAACGTCCGTCCTAGTTTCTTCATGGCGATTGCGTATGCCTCATCCTCGGTTTCAGCACGAACGAATCCAATCGGATCACTACGATGATCGGGTGTAAAAGCCATCCACAATTTCATTGTTCAACCTTTACAACGTTGCTTTAGAAGGTACACATGACCTTCATGCGTGTCCTCGATACCCGCTAACATGTTGTCCAATCCTCTCGTCATCAAACCGTGCTCGTTTAAGGAGTCGACGCAATGAGCAACGCACCTCAAAAAACTTACCTCAGCCGTCAATGATCTTTTTGCAAGATCGCCAGCCTGTGGGATTGTTGATGTGGGCCCGTACGATTGAAGCACCTCGTTAACCTGCTGTGCCTGAAGTGGTAAATTCACGTTATCAGGACCGCCGAGGCCTATTGCTTTTTCCGCGATGCTGTCGATTTCATCGTTCGATTCTTCGTAAAGTCTCTGGAATAGAAGATGATCGCCATAGAATTGATTTCCTTTTGAAATCCAGTGATTCGTTTGATGAATCATCACAAGCGCTCTCATGTTAACGAGAAGCAAGCTTAATTCACCGTACTCGACGCTACCCCACGCTGACATCAAATTATCAGCACCCACGGAAAATGCCTGTGCTGGTCGAGCACCCGGCGGATTAAATTCAAATGATTCTACCAATCGTCTTGTTTTCATTTTTATCACTCCGAGACGATGAAATCAACGTCTGCATCGTCATCAGCGGAATACGTCCATGATACCTTGGCCGTAATCCCTCTCATCCTCTGCTTTGAGTTCCACGATTCGCAGAACAGGTCGAGTGCTCGTTCGTCGATCGATCTAAAACCTTCAGCATGCGGTAATTTACATCGTGTTGGAACGTTAACAACCAGTGAGGTGCATTCGACAAGGTTAAACCTGTCGACGGCCTTCGTCGTGACCTCCAATTTCATCTGTTGGAATTCAACGTTCAGAACCTTGCTCGCCTTGATCAGGTATGAATCATGCGATTGTTTGTTCACCAATAGGTCACGAACTTGATCAACTTCTTCAACGAATGATTCTTCGAACAACGATGAAGCGAGCAACGCTTCACGTGATTCCTTCATCACGTCTTTTTTCATCAGGAAATCATCATGATCCTCGATGAGATCTTTGATCTTTTTTAAGAGCTTTAGTTCATCAACGATGACACCGTTCGTTGCTCTCATGCTACTACAAAATCGATGCGCTGCTGTCTCTTCCCAGGAGCCTTCGAGGTTGTTTCCGTAAAATTTGATAAAATCGCGGGCTCGATCCTCATACCATTGATCGCTTAGATCCTGGTATGAATCTGTTTTACCGGCATCACCCAATTTTTTCTTGTTAACCGAGATGAATGGATCAACCTTTTTGGGATCACTCACGCCACCCTCGTTTAATCGACGCTTCAGATACAGGGTTCTTAACCCATCATCACTTGAAAAATTCTTGACCATCTCCTGAAGCACCGCGTAAGGAACACGAGCAGCTACGGCAATTCTGACCGAAGGATCGCGGTCCTTGGCCAGACGTATGACAAGTTTCTCAGGTAACAACCGAGCGGCAAATTTTCTAAATTCGGGGTTCTTGTGTTCCGAAAGTTTCAACAAAACCGCAGTTTTTGGTCGTTGCAGTGACTGCAGCGATCCACGTAGTTCATGTTCCCGGAGGATATCATTTGCGTTATCGATGACATCGATGATATCACCTTCAACAATGACTGTCGGTCCTAACATCGTTGAGATGTCTGAACGTAATGAACTTATCGTTTTTTCCTCAGCGATCACATTTTTGACGACAGCTTGAAGCTGACCTAGCTTGAAGTGCACGTATGTCTCCTGCAAGCTAATTAGGTGCCTCGAAAAGTTTATCGCTTACGCTTCTTCTTTGTAAGGCCCATTTCTATCGCCCACGCTTTTATTTGTTTCTTAATATCATCAGGAACAAACGCACTTTGCTTCTTAAATGAAGCATCATCCACGAGATCGGTGTCGAATGGTTTCGATTCTACGAGAGCTTCATTGATAAACTCTCGTAGAATCGAAATTTCATCACTTTTCAGGTACGACACCCTGAAATGCTCCTGGATCGATGAAATACGCCCAATCGTTATGCCACACGTTTGACCTATGCAAATCCCAAAAATGCAATGCTGTCGGGATTGACGGTTTCTTGATGAGTTTCATACCTGCCTCATCAGGCGTCTTATTCGCTTTGAACTTGTTGCATGGTGTACATGCTGCCACACAGTTCAACCACGAAGTTGCACCACCACGTGATGATGGCATCACGTGCTCGAGCTCCGCAGTATCATTGGTGAGCTTCTTTCCACAATACTGGCATGACCAGCTATCACGGTTGAACAGCACCTTCTTTCGAAAACGAGGAACCTTCCACTTTTTATGGACACGATTCAATAGCCTCAACGTCGCGGGGACCTTGATTTTACCGTTCCCAAAGGTGAAGTATTCGTTCCATTCGGAAGGGGTGGAACCATTTGGATTTACAACCTCGACACGTCCCTTGATCAAGAGCATGATAGCCCTATGATCACTAACGAAGTGAAGCGGTTCATAGGTCGAATTTAGAAGAAGTGCTCTAGCCATGGTGCTTATCCAGAAAATACTACATATACATTGACACTTTCACTTAAAGCAACATTCGTATTCATGAACAGTACAAAATGCCGACAAGTCATCAAGCGTGATTGTATCGTTCCCGATCTTGTAAAATTCACTCATTATCGAATTACCATTGACCACGTGATCAACACCAAGAACATGCCCAAATTCATGAGCGGCAACAGACTCCCAATGTTTGCTTGAGACCAAACGATCGGAAACGAGGTATATGTCAGATCTTATGAATGGATTTCCAAATTTCATCCCGATTATGATTTTATCGTAGTATTCATCCCATGTCCTTACGTAATCGCTCGATGATTCAATTTTATTGAAAACAACAACACGTTCATTTTTCCTGTACGATCCAAACTCAATTTCGCCATCGATTGGATAAGGATCCTGGTATGATACCACACGGCCTGCTGTTGCAGCAGCCCACAATGAAACCCCAGTACGTATTTGTTCTTCTTCGTCTATTGAAAACTCGTTCGCAACGTAATACCTTACAACGATCAACGGTTGAACCTTAGGCAATTTGCCTGAGCGTTCGGTGTTTGTTGATCGAACCGCCGACGTTGCGTATGCAAACAATTGCATCGACAGTAGAGCTGATAACATGAATACGATAAGATGGAATGCTTTCCTGATCACTATCGTAAGTATCCCATTTAAAATTACGCTACGTCAACAATGACTCACTTACCGGCTCGAATTTCGATTTCGTACATCATCTCATCAACCCTGTCGATGGTCTTATTTGCCGTTGACAGGCGCTTCATGTATTTTTGCTTTTTATCATCGCGCCAATTTTTGACATTTGGACGTTTCAATTGTTCAAGCAATGCGTCTCTTTTAACGGTTGTTGTGTACCTGATTTTCATCAAGTCATTGTATAACATCAACTCATCTAGCATTGATTGCTCATCGTGAGCATGATTGTCATTCATCTTGCTTTTCCAATCTTTTTACAGTTGCATCAAAATGTTCAACATCATTTTCAATGATGATGAATTTACGACCCAATTTCCTCGCGGCGAGCGCGGTCACACCCGATCCTGCGAATGGATCAATCACATATTCTCCAACATCGGTGTGAACTTCAATCATAATTTCATGCAACTTTTGCTGTTTCTGCGTTGGATGAATTTTGCCTCGCATTATTTCTGTGATGTCAGTCCATACGTTCGTTCGACGAAATCGAGAATCCTTTGCGGGATATTTTTCATTATAACCAGCATAACCTCTTTCCTCGTCGAGGTACGGAACATGGAAAGTTCGAGGTTTCTTCGCATTTCCATTCACAAAAAAAGCGCACTCTTCCCTTGTGTACAGGTAATTGTTTTGTACGCCGTAACCACGACGTTTTTTCCACGTGATCAAGTTCGCAAGTTCAAATTCGCCGGGAATTTCTGCAGTTGAAAGATACCTGAAAAAAGGTCTGAACCCTGGCGAGCCCGTCCCACCCCAAACATAGAACGCACCGCCGGGGTGGAGATATTGCGTCCATAATCTCGTCCATTCAACCATCCAAGATGCAAACAGTTCATCCGTTAGCGATGTTTGATCCCAAGTTTCATTGACAACATTTCCATATGGAGGATCGGCGATGATCAATGGGACCTTGTCAACATTTAATTCAACCATGATTGAATCAATTACCAATTCATCGGTTGAATCGCATCTGACAACATAACCATCCCGAACGTCGACAATTTCAGTCATTTCTTGATTCCTAATGCTTGTCGTAATTCCTTTTTGACATCATCCTTTCCAGCTTCATACGCAGCTTCAAGCATTTTTTTGATGACGTCGGCTTCAAATGCGCAGTGACTGTTTAGGTCATCATTGATCGATTTTGATGCCCATTCATTCATCAACTGCATCAGGTGCACGCCTGATAACACATCATACATGCCCGGTCCGATGAATTCATGACGAACGCCCAGGGCGTCGTGCACAATCTTATGCGAATAATTCTTCATATATGTTCACTTCACAACAAACGTTCCAGAAATCCTTGGTGTTCCGTATTCTGCTCCTGCAACGTGCACCGTTAAATTATCGGCAAATTTACCCATGAATTTTCCATGTGTGTGTCCACAAAACACCGTAAAATTCACATTTTTATACGCTGCGGCGCCGCTCCGTAGCATATCACCGCATGTTTTGCTTGTGAACCATGGTTGAGCATTTTCATCGCCAACCATTCCGTTATAAATGTGCGATTCCTTAAATGGGGGAACATGCGTAGCAATGATGATTTCTTTGTGACCTGTTCCGACGGCGGCCTTGATCCCGTCCGCCATGTGCTTAACGGCATCCTTTGAAAGTTGCAGTGACAATCCTCTTGTTCCTGGCATATCCTTCACAGTACCCATCACGTTCATGAATTGACCACCTCCTGAGAACTTTTTATATTCCTCGATGTAGATGAAGTCATTGAGCATAAACGTTGAATTTGGATCGCCGTTCAATGCATCATACCAACCATCATGGCCAACGAGAGCGGTCATCGCTGACAATTTTACATAAGGTGTCGTTGGCAAGTACCTAAGATACTGCGACATTGTCGACAATTCAGCCATTGATTTTCTGACGGAAGTTATGCTAGACGCATAGAAATCATGATTTCCAAGAACGTAGAAAATTTGTCGCTGGATTATTTTCTCTAAAACTGACAGATGGTACACGACCTGCTTTGCATTCGAAATATCGCCTGTTATCAGAACCGCATCAAGATCAAGATCACGGACCTGCTCGGCGAACCTAATAAGTTCCTGATCGTTGATAGCATCGAGGTGAATATCTGATAAGTGCGAAATTTTCATATGATGATTTCCTGTGGTCCTGCAAGCGTGAATTCAAAAATACGATACCTAGTATCAGGCATCTCTAACTTATTTAACTTCGTCAAAATTGTTCTAACTGTTGACAATGAACTGTACAACGAAGCTGCGGTGATAACTCCGCGAGCTTGGGCGAGACTTCTTGTCGTGGAGACATACCATCGATCATTTTGATCACGCAATGCATACATCTTAACGTTCTGTTCAATGTTCATCGGATTCTCCACAGGTTATTGTGTCATGATGGATTTTTAGATACTCTAGTAACGCAAATCTTTGTGATGGGTCACTAACGGTGAATTCATGGCCCATGTTTGACATTCCGTGAATTGTTACGTCAACGGTTGTTGTGAACGATGATGTTTTATCGCCCCTGAAACCTAGCTTTGTCTGATCAAGTTCAATCGAACCAACCTCAAAGTGTTTTTCACGTTCATTAGCAGGTTTCAACAGATCATTAATTGTTCTCACCGAACCATTGTGTAGGAATGGTCCAGTTGCCCAAATTCCCTCGAGCGATCTGGCAGGAAATTTATTGCATTCCATCGCTCGCCAAATCACTGGTGTTCTTCCCGATTCATCGAGCCTACCTTCAACATCATAAGCAACTGATTTTACCCGTGCGGCGACGGGAGCAACCAACGCAGGTACGCTGGTATAATCAAGCGTCGATGCATTCACACCTTCACAGTAGGAGGGATCCGTTCCAACGTCGTACAGACCAAATTCAACTGATCCACGTTCAAATGATCGTGATGATCCAACGTGACAACCCTTGCAACGTTTCTCAAAAACCTTGCAACCTTCAGACGCAAGCGATCGATCAACATCATTGAAGATCCGTGGCCATGTTGGTGGTTCGATAAATTGCGATGCTTCTTCGATCGCAGCTAAATCTTTAGTCGATAACGTCGTTTGAAACGTATCCCAATCAACGTCGCCGAGAAGTGCTATTCCTTGTGCAAGATTTCTCTCCATCATCGAATTTGTTGCCTGCGACCAAAAAACCCACCTACGTTCACCATAGTTGAAAATGTCAGGTGCGGTAATGGCGCCTCCCACGGGGGTGAGATTTGCTGGATCATCATGCGCCCACTTCGTGCCAAAGAGGCTACGAGTGGTTGCCCATGGATTTGATGTTCCCAACGGAAGCTGGACACCATCGTCAGGAGCATTAGCACGACCGATGAGTTCGACCAACCTCAATGTTAGGTACGCTCCTAATTTTCCACGTGTGTTGATATCAAATTTCGTTGGATATGCACCGTTTTTATATGCATTCGATAACTTTAAAACCCTATCGGTGATAATGCCATCGTAAATTCCGTTGATGTCATCTTCATCGATGATAGTTTCAGTCATCGTTGATTGATCGTAACGATAGTTCATTGAAGATGCATATGACTTCCAGAGATCATCAAATGCAACAGGGTTGGCAAGCGTTGCAGCCAACGAACCGATCAATTCACCGAAAAATAAGTTCACTGTCATCAGGTTTGGTGCACCAGGAACGATCGTCCATTCACGCCCGTTGCTAACTGCACCAACGTGGCATGCACCACACGTGATACCCAGCATTGGCACAAATTCATCACCATCATTTGATTTGGTTATTCCGATCGGAAATTGGGAATCCATCGGATTGGGAACCATTCCAAATCTCTCGGGTTTTGCGAACAAAGGTTCATCAATGAGCTTCAATTTTTCAGTTGATGAAGGACGCTTCAGATTCTTAACAATTTCAACCGGAAGATACCTTAAACCCTCCGACATCGAAGCCCAGCGTGGTGGAGCATCACCTACGTAGGTTCCGGAATCGAATGATGGCTCACGTTTTTCATTTGTTGAAACGTTGTTAACGTCACCGCAACCAGTGCAGCGAGCGATCGGTACAGCGATCGCTAATACAACTGCTAATGCACCGGCGAGAAGCTTCCTTCCAAGTGACCGTGTGTCGGTCAATTTTCTCTTACTCATCGATGTATATTAAACTGATACGTGGAAATGTTTTTTCTGTGCCTCACGATGTAACAACCTTAAGTTAATTCGATCATCGCCGTGAGCCTTTCATTCGTATCCCTAATTGAATCACGAATTGATTGGGCTCTTTGAAGGTGTTGTGATGGGACCAATTGAAGCATCCTATCGAACAATGGATAGTACTTCTCGCGAGTTTCATTCACCTGCCTCTTCATGAATTCAGGTTCAGTTCCCGTCAGCGATCTTAAGTTGTCGAGACGATCGCATGCTTTCACGACGTACGGTCGCCAGTCTGAACACATGTTAAAACGCTCAAGGTAACCTTCCTTCGGAACCTTGCTGAGAACCTTCACTATCCCCACAACGTCAGGACCGAAGAGATGCTCAATCATCTCCGGTGTTAGATCGCGAGTGTCCTCAATTCCATCGTGGAGCAATGACGCAATGATCATTTCGCTATCGACGATCTTCACCTCGTCGATGAGGTTGAGCGTCACCCGCCTGACATGCTCAAAGTATCTCACGTTGTTTCCGTCGACATCCAATTCCTTCCTTGATTGTGCACGATGCGCAAATTTCGCCATCGTGTACGCAACCTGAATGTTCATCAAAATGCTCGGCGCGAAGAATGGTTCGATCCTTTTGAAGAACGATTCACGATTTTCTTTGTCATCAATCATTTTGTCCACCAACAACATTGGGATTTTTGAACGTAATCTTAAACTTCATATTATATGACTAATTCAATCGTGCATAAGTTTCACTTAACGCATAATTAGAATTTGTGAAAATTACGTTAGGAGAACTAAAATCCATCCTTCTTGAGGGAATTTTACTTGAATATGACGTAAATCCTAACGCTACGTTGTATCACAGGTCGAACAAGGATTTTAAGGTAGGTGATATTCTAACGGGGCAAGTTGAACAATCAACCGGGAAACATTGGTTGGAGGATAGACAGGCTGAACGTTGGATCGAACTTGAACGTCGTGATCATTTTCCAAATTTACCATCTAGATTCAATTGCGTTTATGCGTCATTCATCCCTAGATCGAGATTCCTAGCAAAGGGGAAATTATACGCAATTGAACCCATCGGAGCGATGCACGTCACCAACTCACGTATCATAGATGATCTTTGGAATTCAAATTACCCAGATCACTACGAAATCAAGAGATATTGGGAAGGTGTCGAACCGACGCAAGGAAACATTGGTGATCTTGAGGTCCTGTTATCAAAAGCACGTGTAACCGCGATCATTGATGAATCTCATCGATTACGAGAAAATGAATGGTTCAAATTTGAACCTGATGCGCCGGAGATAAATTGTAGCCTGTACGTCATAAAATCGTCAGATGATCAATGCATGAGTTACGCTGCGAACGGTAGAACCCGTACACCAACTGAAAAATTCATCGCTCAGATGCAGAATGTTGTTGGGCTAAAAATTCTGGGCGAGATTGATGAATCTAAGTTCAGATATTCATCGATGGATCTTCCAATTTCGGTCGGCCCGGGATTCATGGGAAAATTCAAGTACATCAGGTTCAATGAACCCGGCAAGGGCGTTTATTCGTACCAGAAAAAAGGTGGACTCGCACCATCGGGCATCGTCTATTCGGATGATGGTGCATCACTTGAAATTGACAAGAACGAAATGAAAAAATTCATTGCCGCGTATCGAAAAGGTTCGATTGCAAAAATCAAAACCCAATGAACCTAGCACAGAAATCAGCGTAATACTTCTTTGCTTCATCCCAGGACGAAGCGCTGAAGTGATGAACTTCCATCATGTCGGTGTTAGAAATAACGCTATGAACGTTCATGGGCGTGCACAACGCTCGATCGGTAAATTCGATGTTTGCGCAGATGATGTATTTGTCAGTCATTCTTCAACCCATTTTGTTTCATCTGCGAGCGCATCCAATGACCGTGCGTTGTGACATGATTTTCTCTAACGTATTTTGCAACTGTATGCTTGAATTCCTTATAGTGAAACGATCGTTCAAGCCTGACGACGTATCCCTCTAATTCATCACCACCCAGTGATTTCTGATACAGTCTTCGAAGAAATGCTTCATCACAGGTGCCCCTGAATAGTACGGGAACTGTTTTCAACCCGAGCAATGATGCCCACTCGACGGTGTCGTCCCAGCTGAGGCAGATGTTCATTGCGCTCCAAACGGAGAATACCTGAAAATAATCACTAAGATTATTGTACCTGATCGAATGTTCAGCAAATAGATTTTCACCACAAACACGCCAGCCCTTAGGGATGTCATGCGCAACACGTGAGTGCAATGATTTCACCCATGATCTTGATGGATGTGACTCATATTCAATCGACCTTGCATGTACGTAATCATTGTACATCGTCGTATTTTCGCCATCCATCTTTGCGGTGATGACAACGTTTTCACCCAACAACTTGGATACATCGTTCATGATTCGATCATCGTTGGTGCAACCAGGACTCCACGGTAGATGGTACGTTCTTGGATACTTCACTCGATCGGTGAAAAGATGAACGACAGGTTGGAGAATTTTTTCAACCGAAATATCATTGAATAATTCACCCCTGAGTCGAAGTCCATTCGGCATGATCGGATTTCCCCATTTGTCGTAAGGTTGATCCCTGTACAAATGCTCAGGGATTGGAAAATTTCGAATTCCAGCTAATTCTCTCAATTGATCGCATGAAATGATCGTTGATTCAGCCTCAACGTGATGTTCTTCGCACAACGATGCGCCGTTCTCAATGTAGTAACCACCATCGCCCCACAAACGTCTCTCGATAATGTGATGTGCATCCTTCGCAGGCGCTTTGCACACAACGCATTTTCCATCGTCCCTTGCAAAGACAGCATCACGAAATTGATCACGCGTCAATAATTTAAAACTGTTTTTGCCATGCAGGTTCATGTGTACCAACATATCTTATCGCCTGAAACATGCTCGATCATCGGTCCCAATGAGCCAGGGATTTCGGTCCACATCACCTCAAATTCACCGACGGCATTAGGACCATCTGTCAACGGTTCTCTTACGACGGAAATAAGCTTACCGTATCTAGGTCCAACATAAATACTTCCACCCTGATATGTGAATACTTCTTGTTGACGGGGTGACAATCGAACCATTTTGTATGGAGATAATTCCACACCTTTGATCACTGCAACGAATTTTTGAATTCGTTTTAGAATTGATTTTTTCATCATATCACTCAAAAATTTCCCGGGTTCACCTGGAAACATGGAATACCCATACGTCTCCATTCATCGACGACTCGATTGCGATCGTCAAGGACGAATTCAACGTTGAACTTTCCCAATACGTTCGCCTCGTAGAGTTCACGCTTCACGATCGCATCGTTTCGGGTGTCACCTTCGCCGCGCATGTGAAGTTCATAACGCATTTTTTGACGATCGCGCTGAATACAATGCTTTTCGATGAAGCGCTTCGTCTGCTCACGGTACTTCGAGTCACGGCCTGACATGAAGATGATTGTGTGATCATCATCGTACATTGCTTTAACGCAGGCAATGACAGCCTCGTTCGGAATGTCAACTTCGTCGCACCTTGACGCATCATACGGTGATCGATCGCCGATGATCGCAAGCGTACCATCGAGGTCGCACATGATCGCCTTTGGGAGATCAACGGTAACAACGCGCGGACGGGCAGATGGCCTTGGCTCGTAGTACGTTTCCGAATCCTTCAACGTTCTTCCCCTATCAAGACCTGCGGCCCTGGCCATGTCATGGATCACCTTCTCGGGCACCCGAGCTGACCCTTGACGTCCTTCATTTCTTTTGATGCAGTCCTCAACCGAGGTATTGAACGATTTTTCGATGACCTTCACGTCACCAACCTCGGCTGCGAGGTTGTGAATCGACATGAGCGTCTTTTGAACAAGGTGAGTGTTGTCAAGAACAACATCAAAACCGGAGGAAAGGGCGTTTCGAACAAGCTCAATTTGCATGTTCCTCACGAATTCCTCGTTCACCTTTGAGTATGCTCCGTCATCGAGCATCGCTCGAAGATCATCACGGTTGATCCTCTTGAATCGACCAGATTCCTTCTTCAAGAGATCCTTTGCGTACGTGGATTTTCCACTAGCGGGCAAACCTTTCAGGATGATCAATGTTCTCATGTTCGTTTTTCACCTTTCTTTGTCTAAACGACTGCATTCGGCAACGATCGTATCGTTATGTAACCATTTGTTTTTATCAGGACCGTGGTATTCAAAGATAATGGCTGTGATATCGCTATCGTCATCCTGTTCACGGGATTCCATTCAATCCCAATACTGCTGTTCACCCGATTCGCATAGCCACATTGTAAAATGATCAAGCGCGTTCTTGTTTGAAAATTCGATCTTAAGCGTTGGTTTATTTGACTTTTTCATTTGAAATCCTAACATATCGTACAAAAATTTGCACCGCAAAATTAGCGAAGGCCCGAGCATATCCGGCTCGAGCCCTCTTAGGTTGACTGATTTCTCAGCGTCGACGATTCAATGAATAATTCACACATTTAAATCAACGGATCAGTCCTTAGATGCACCTGCTCTGCCTTTAAGCTACCAAGCCGCTAAATGCCACTTTCGTGGTGGAGGCTCGGGCGGGAATTGAACCCACATCAGCGCATAATATTCAGTCCGAAGATGATCGATTGAATTTTTTACATTCCTTGTCGACTCAATAAACCTGCTGCGATAGCCTCAGGTTGATCACCACTTAGCGTCTGCCAATTCCGCCACCCTTCCGATTTTGCCTTTCGGCTCGTGGAAGGGCCTGGATTTGAACCAGGATGAGTTTTATCCCTCGTGGATTTTCAGCGTAATCCTGATGTTCAGGTTGCGCAATCCTAAATCGGCTCAGCCGAATAGGAAATTCAAAATCTTTTCGCCGACCTTGACCTGTTCGATCGAGCGGCCATTCGCTTCCTCCCTAGCAAATTTCACAGCACGTTGAAGTCGTTCCACCTTATCGAGCATATCCGCGACCTTCTGCGCAGGTAGAGCGCCTGAGAACTTCACCGTTCTCCAAGTTCCAACAGGCTTATCCTCGAAACCTTCCTTCACCTGAGCGGGGTGCTTATCGGTTGCTGGAGCGAGAACAAGCGGAACGAAAACCTTCTTCGTCTTGACCGTCTCAGCGACCTTCGAGACGAAGCATCCCACGTTAGGATCAAGCGACCACTCCTCGCTTGGATCAAGCGTCGGAAGCTTGCTAACGAACGTGTGAATATCAACAAGCTTCTTCTCGAGGAAGAGAAGGTAAGTGACTGGCATGTCCTTCGCAAGGACAATATCGCCAACGACCACGTCTGCCTTTGCATCGCAATTCGCGACGTCCTTGGTCGCAGTAACATCAAACAGGTCGGTCATGACCTTTGACACATCCTTCAATAGATCGGATGCATTCAACTGCACCTTTGTCGATTCAGCAGGAAGATTTTCTCCCATCTCATCGCTCGGACGGTACGTCCGCGAGATACCCTGCGTCAGGGCACCCTTCTGCATCTTCTGGTATGCTTCAGTGATGCCAGCGTGAGCTTTATTTTTCACCTATTTTTCGACCGCAATAATTTGACAGAGTTTGCTTGACATGATGGGTAAAGATATAACCTCATTTACCCACGTACAAGTAAGTTTACACCTTGAATGTATGAAATACTTTGTCCCAAAAAAATGTAACGATCCCAAAATTTGATCTCATGTCAATGTGATGCAGCATATGAAGCGATCTAATGCGATCGTAAAATTTAAACCTGTGAAGGTAGTGATCTCGAAGATGAAACGTATCATGAACGTAATCAGCGAGAATGCTGTATGCCAAGGCAGTCCCAGCGAACGCAAAAAAATACGTGAACGAAAGATTCAAAGCATATAGGAAAATTGCAGCAAGAAGAACGATAACGATGAACGGAGGTGTGAACAAAAAAACGCCGCTATTCAACCAATGCGCTGATCTGTACGAATCTGAAACTAGATCCGTTGGTGGGTATAATTCAAGGTGGTGCTGCATATGTCCCCTGAATGCAAATCGTGACCATTTTTTATGAAGTGCCCAATGCAATAAATGACCGATCAAGCTTGAGATAACAAGCGATGAAATGATCGTGAATATCACAACGCCCCTTCAACAATGTTGATGAAGCGTTGAGCATCAGAAACGAACGTTGACCAGGTTGTGTACCTCTTCCATGAAGCGCCCCACTTCATTGAATCGGCGGTCGCTTCGATCTGTTTCATCGTTTTTCTAAGGTGTTCAAGCGAACGAACGAAAATTGTTTCATTGTCACTGATGAACGTCATGATCTCATCGTAATCGCTTGAATTAGGATGCGTTGTCGAAATAACATCAAAAACAAGCGCGTTCGGTCCCCATTCATCAGGACCGAACGCGCTTGGAACTGCAAGACGAAATCTTTTCTGCGACACGATGTCATCCAACGATTTTCGAGCCGAACCTATCATTGAATTCACCAATTTTTCATTTGCCTCCTGCGAAGCGAAGGTATCAGCTATGCTTGATGCTACTGACCCTATTTTTGCTGAGAAATCATCCGTTCTTTTCTTTGCAAATTTTGCGGATGCATCGATAACGGTCTCAACGATGAACGATCTTAACAATGATGACATGAAGTTAAGTATCGTTATCCATGCTTCGAAAGGTAACGTTCGGTGATAGAAACGATAACGTCACTGAGCAATTTTCTATCGGGTTCATGACGTAGCGTTGAGGTTTCGTACAACACGCTACATTCATCCTCAATTTTTTGAGCGTATTCGATCAATTCATCATAGTTCATCGAACCATTTCTGATTCCGATCAATTCATCACGATCATCGACACGCTTCACGTGGACCTCACCAGACGTGAGAATTTCTCGACACATTTTCATGAGCCTAACGAGGTGGTATCCGTGTTTGGTATCATACCCAAATTTTGCCTCGAGCGCGGCTCGAGCAGGATTCCTTGTTTTCAACCAGTTCTGGTACTGATCGAATTGCAACTTAGCAGCCTTATACTGTTTTTCCCTCGTGAAAATTGTCAACATTCGTGCAGGAATAAATTCAAGAGTTTCATCATCTGCAGCTTCAAACGCACCGAGTTCCGAGTGCGTAATGCTTTGTTCATGAAGGTCAAAATCCTTGCGCTGGGGTGGTGCATTGGGTGGATTAAGCAACCACGATCGATGAAGCTTGATCCTATTCAATTGAGCGTGTGAATACCCACTGAACGTGTGTTTTGCTTTCTTTGAGATGAACAGATCACGAATTCCACGCAACTCCTCGCCGAATTTGTCGATCTTGATGATATCACTATCATCAACGTGTAAACACTCGATGATGTTCGGGTTGCAATCAGCCGCGAGTTTGGCGAACTTCTCAAGCGAGTAAATTACCTTATCGATTCCATCTGACTTCGATCCCATGTGTTCGTATTGCTCAAAGGAATTCAAAAATCCGTAGTAGAAATCCTTCGGTTTGATGCAAACACCCTTGAAATCCTCATCAGAGGTCGGTGTGCTAAGCCCGTATGCATGCGATCCATGACGTACAAGAATAATTGTCCGCGCATCGATATCAAAGTTCATGAATCATCCTACCATACGCAGGACTAAAATGCACCGAAGGGCCCATACGGGCCCTTCGAATCACTTGATGACGAGTTCTTTTGTTTTCTTTTTAGTTTCCTTAAAGGGAAACGCAATTGTCAGGATTCCATCCTGAAGGCTGGGTTCACCGTCCTCAATAACAACATTGCTCACCGAGATTGATCTCGAAATCGCAGTTTCACCGCGGTTGTACTTGACGGTAATCTCATTACCTTCATACGTGATTTTGATCGATTCCTTCGCAGCACCGGGAACATCCAACATCACGTACAATTTACCGTCTTTCGACTCTGATCTCAACCAATCGGGGTTGGTTGTGTTTTCAGCCGTCCACCAAAGTGATGCAGACGGATAATCCTGGTACGCGCTGCGTGAAGGTCTAAATGGTCGACTTGCAAAAACATCGAAAACGTTAAAATCAAACAACAATTTCACTTACCTCCTGGTAATATGAAGGATAATCATCTTCACGTGCTCGGGAAGGGGTCAAAAATCACTTTGTTTAAAAATTGTGATGTCGCCCAATAGGCGTTGGAAGGGTGCTACAATCAATACCCGGTTTTAATTCTGTGATGATTTACTTCGCCTTTTGCCATGTACGCCTCAAACATCTCTTCCATTGTGATGCCTGATACGATCACTAGCTCAAAGAACAGATGAAGAGCGTCAACTAATTCTTCTTTGTATGCTTCACGGTCAATCTCTGGAACGAGTGTTGCCCGGTGTGACTTGCTGTTTTTGAGATGTTGTGAAGCCTCAAATAGCTCGTCCATGATATGATGAGTGATGTCTTTGAGGAATTTTTGACCTTTTTTTGAGGAGATGTCGGTAGGAAATTCTGGCCAACCTCGTTCGGACTGAAGCAATTTCATAAATTGAAATTGTTGCTCCCACATTTTTTCAAGTTTATGATCTTGTTCCATCACCGCCCCACAACATCATCACGATTAAAAACGCGCATAGGACCGCAAGTGTCAGCTCCATTTCAATCGCTCCCAACGATCGATGATGAACGCTTCGCTTCCAACGATGATAATACGTCAGCATGAGCTAACAAATCTTCGTGATTCTTTTTGACAAGCGCAACATATTCAGGATCAAGAACAAGAGAATCAGGATCACTATCGCTCTGCGTTAATCTCACCTCCCTAAAAAGGTCGGCGCCATCCATTCCGAGAAGCAATGCCTCTTGAAAGATTTGAACCATTCTTAATGAAACTTCATCTGAAAATTTAAACTTCATGCATCCATCCTATCAAACGTCGGTTAGTTCGATCAAATTTGTGATCGCATCATTCATTTTTTGTCCATCAATTTGATCACCGAGACAGTACCAATCTTTTCTCTGCCGGCGAGCAAACATTTCCAATTTATTAGCATCGGGAAACATCAGATCAAGTTTATCCTGCAACGATTCGGGTTTTTGTGAATGCCTAACATTCAATGAAAATGTGACCGATCTTTGCGATCTATTCTTCAACAGACGGTACGGTTTTTTCCCGCTTGTTCCCAACAACACAATTTCATGTGATTGTCTGAACAGTCTGCCCATCCCGACCCTTGTCTTGTTGTCAAGGATTCGTTCTGATTCATGTTTTTTCTTCAATTTGACCCATACGAAAATCTGCTTTTGTTTAAAGCCCCACGATTTCATGGTATCTAAACCTTCCTGAAGCATCGATGATGGAACCCATAATGCCAACACACATCCATTTGGATTTGCAAGTGATTTTACGTTAAGATCCTTGATCTCCTGTAATGATAACGTCGAATACTGCGATCTTGCCGATCTTTTCGTTTTTCGCTTCATTTTCTTCAACGGATCAACGAAATTCCAAGGAGGATCAGCGCATATTAGATCAAAAATCATTAGATTTCACCGTAAAGATAGTCAATAACATTGAAAACACGTTCAGCAACTTCAAAACGTGTTCCTTCTGAACGAACAGGAATCGAATACCCAGTTGCTCTGGTCGGATTCACAGCAAAATTGTCATATGCCTTTTTGACATCCGATTGAAGTTTAGAATCGCTTTCATACGAATCATCAATTTCTTCTGGTCTCCTGTGTTTTTCACCGCACAGGATTATTGTCATATCAGGTAGCAAAAGAAACATCGAGTACAATCTTGTTAATCGTTTATCAGCGCCTGATGCATCACCGTAAACTATCGATGACATATGCCATCGATCTAAAACGATGTAATCGTACCTAAACATTTGAATCAGAAGGATAAATTGAAAGATGAATTTATTCAAAAATTGTACGAATTGGAATATGTCCGTCCAATTTTTCGCATGTCCATTTTCAAGCATCCAATAAATCAATTTGTATGTTAGATGATCATTAAAGGGTATCTCATACCTAATCGCTTTCCCAAGCAGACTTAACCTACGCGACAGTAATCTTGATTGTGTAGCTTTCCCACATCGATCAGGACCTTCAATTGCTATGATTTTTGCTAGCATACAATATTCCTATAAATTTAGATTGCTATTTTCAAGGGTATGGTTTTGCGAAACCATCAAGAATCATCCTATCAGACGCATCAACAACCTTCGGACCCGTATCACCTGGTTCGTAATACGAAAGCCTCGCAACCCAACGACCGTACTTGTCCTTACCATGAGAATCAACCATGATTAATCCTGATAGACCTGCTTCGGTTAACAACGTGGTAAGATAAGCTTTTGATGCACGACCTTCAACTAAGGTTGGGGTCTGCATCTCAGGTGCATCTATGCCTTCGAGCCTGAATCTTTGTTTGATCCAAACATCGAACCCTAGGTCAACATTTAAATCGACTGTGTCGCCATCAACAACCTTGACTAATTTCGCGTTATACTTGTACATGTTCAAACCTTGACAATCTTGCTGAAATCTGATTCATTCGGCAGCAATTTTCTCAATTGTAACCAACCTCGAAAATTACCCGAATACGTTGTGAATGGATCTGCTACTGGAGGAGACGATCCACATTCTGACAATGCGTATAATGCAATTTCACTAGCGTCATCATCTGTCATTGGTCTTGCAGCGTGTTCAAATGGGCTCATATGACCCGAATTCTGCAAACGATTCGCTAATGTAATATCAGCATTCCAATCCCTTCGACCGTCATGCGTCAAGTAACTAACACGAGCGCATCGACCAGCGCTTACTCTAGCTACTACACCAAAATCAGCGCTGGACCAGCCATTTAAATCTTCTTCTTTGAGGATCTGATCTGCTTCGGCATCATCAACGTATGGCGTGTGCCATTGACCAAATCCTAATACGCGTGGAGTCGAACGTACGTACGATTCCTTCATCATCTCTGCGATCTTCCTGATCTCTGGTTGAGCGTCGGGGTTGCATCGCAACGCAAAGAAATTACTCCACTCGGTAGATGTCACTATCACTGTTTGCCAACAGAACGGCTCAATCAATCGATTCGCCAGTTGCTTATGAACGCCTAATGAAGCTAATTTCCTTGCATGCGCAATAGATGAAACACACGCTGACATCCATTCATGTCTAGCACGTTCTGAATCATCATCGTTCAGATCTTCACTCGCCTGCATTCCCTTTTGGTTCTTGCCGAATGTTTCTGGTATGAAAGGATCTACTTCAACTGCAGAAATTCGCTTCTCGATCGGAATTGCACGACTTGACGCAGAATTCCTAGAGAACACCCTGTGTGTGTTGAATTCGCTCAACACAACGCGCGGAAACGTTACCTCCATCGTCGTGAGCCGTACACCATGAGGTGAAATGCTGTCTAGAATAATCCGTGAGTTAAATGCCATAGGTTCCTTTTCTTGTGTTAAGAATATTCTGGTGTCAATATGACGCTAAATCATCAACACGCTCGACATAAGGCGTCAACATTTCATGCAATGAAATTGCATCTGAATCAGTCAGACAAACACAATCGTAATCATCATCACGATTTTTAATCGCAAATACATATTTGACGGCATTCACAATTCTTTTATACCACGGCAGATAATCATTCAAACGTGGAACAACGTAAAATTGCACGATTTCAGAATCTATCTCAAACGAAACTTGATGAGATTCGGTTGCACATTGACAAACACACCGCAGGATTTTTTCCATCTATCGATGGTACTACAGAATGATCAAATATTTCAGTTCATACGTTACGGGTGAACATCCAAAGTTTATCATTCAACAGATCAACAGCTTCTTCCCTTAGGACCTCTAGGACTTCATTTGCTGCCTCCAACGATTCCCTTTGCTGGATTACGTTATCTGATTTGTGCACGAGTATGAACTTTTTTACGTGTTCCCTAACATCATCAACAAACCTATCGACTGCCTCTCGAAGAGCAAAATCTGGTACGCCTAAGTCGTAATTTTCATCGATTACGTTCTTTTTCGAGGTATTCTTTTCAGACATCGACATCTGGCACATTCTCCTGCTCAGATAAATTCTGAACAATTTCTTTCGCTAATTTTTGCCCATATTCTGCCACGAGATTGTTCAATCCCATGACAAATTCGAATTGAGCGTCCATCACAGATTCATTGCTTTCTCCGTCAAGAATGTTCTTGAGATCGACTATTGAAATCCATTGCATGCCGTATTTTTTCATTGATTTAGATAATTCAACCAACAATTTTTTATGAATTACCGCGAGTATATCATGAAACTTATCACCAAATTGATATGCCAGTTGATCTGATATTTCCTTGATATCATCATTCAATAATGAAATATCAACACGATTTTCCATTGCTGGATCTGCTTCCAAAAGCAATGAATTACGTAAATTCGCCTTTTTTTCAAAGGATGCTCGTTCATCAAGAACTGCTTCCTCGAGAAGAAGTTTACCGATCTCAGATTCCTGTCGTTTACTCAATTTCATGATCGTACTTATTCGTATTTATGAACATTTTGATGAACCGCAATCCATGCACACAACACAACCTTGTTGGTATTGAAGATTAGTTCCACTACAATCGGGACACTTTTTTTCTTGTGTTGCTTTCGTTCCATCTGGAACGTAATTTTTACTAAAAACCCTTGCGATAACGCTTGAGAATGAAAATAGATCGCTGTTTTTATCCTTTCTCAATTGCTCAACGAGATACTGCACAGGAACGCCGTGTCGCAGTGCAAGCGATATTGTTCTTGTGAATGCTCCATGATTTGGATTCGCAAAAAGATCAACAATGTCCTTGAAAACTAGCTCATCATCATCGCCAAGCGGGATACGAAGATTATACGTAACAACACCGTCCTTATTTTTCCCGTTCTTGATCATCGTACCTCTTTTAATTTTCTTCGGAACTTCAACGTGGTGTTGAAGACCGGCGAAAATTTCGTACGGTTTTTCATCGAGCAGACCTACAAGAACTATGTAGCTTTCGCCTTGAATTGATGCACGATGTATGTCACATTGCAATTCTTTAGGACGTTTTGGAGCGGACGTTTGCTTGATCGATTCAACTTTTTTATCGGCGTCCGACACTAACACACCGGAACGTGATCCGTCCCTGTATATCGTTACACCCTTACACCCTGTTTCCCAACCATGCATATAAACTTGCTTTACGGTGTCGATTGTAACATCTGAAGGTAGGTTGCACGTGTTCGATATCGCATGGCAAATCCATTTTTGAGCAGCAGCCTGCATATCGATCTTTTTTACCCAGTCGATGTCTGCCGATGTCGAACCCCAATACGGTGACTGCTCAATCGAACCGTTCGTTACGTCCAACCATTCTTTTAAACCATGATGTGTTACGATGAATTCTTTCCATTTATCACCGATTTGATCAACGAAATCAGGAGTAGTAACAACATCATTTTGATTTATTTTTTTCCGACGTTTGTATGACAACTGGTAGACGGGTTCACAACCCGATGTAGTTTGCGTCATTATTGACACTGAACCCGCTGGAGCGGTTGTTGTCAACGCTATATTCCTACGACCGTACTTCAGATAATCAACGACAACGTCATCTGGCAATTCAGCAAGAACTTTATTGATGAATGGATGATCTCTTTCAAGGTCGTGTGAAAATACATCAAAATTACCACGTTCCTTCGCAAGTTTGATTGTTGATGTGTAGGCGGCGACGGCGAGAGCCTTATACATCGATTCAGTCGTCGTTATTGATTCATCTGAACCGTACTTGATGTTCAGAAATGCCAATGCATCTCCCAATGCTGTGATTCCTAATCCGGTGCGACGGCCATTGAGAGCTGCAGTTTTGATCTTTCTCCAAAGTATGAGTTCCTGAAGTTTTACATCGTTAGGTTCAGGATCAACCGATACCTTTTCAATTATCTTATCGATCGCTTCAATTTCAAGATCGACAAGATCGTCCATCAAACGCTGGGCTCTGATCGTAACGGAGTGAAATCGATCAAAATCGAAATATGACGAGGAGGTGAATTTATTGACAATGAACCTTGATAAATTCACCAACAACAACCTGCAGCTATCATATGGACTTAAAAAGATTTCTGCGCATGGATTTGTTGAAATGGTATTAAATCCCTGCGAAGCATACGCTTGCGAAGGCGTATTTTTCAGCGCAGTATCCCAAAATAAAAGACCTGGTTCTGCTGATTGCCATGCTGCGTCGATAATTTCATTCCAAAGTTCGACCGCTGATACATCCTGCAGAACGATGTGAGAAGCATCCTTTTCGACAGGAAATCTTAACTGAAAATTTTCCCCCGCCTTTACAGCATTCATGAATTCATCAGTTAGTTTAATTGAGATATTCGCACCGGTGACACGTTTCAGATCACGCTTAATGTTAATGAACGTTCTGATGTCGGGATGATGCACAGAAATTGTCAACATCAAAGCCCCACGTCTTCCACCTTGTGCAACTTCACGACACGTATTGCTGAATCGATCCATGAATACGCCGATACCGTCGGTCGTTCTTGCGGCATTGGCGGCAGGTAAACCTTTTGGTCTGATCGTTGAGATATCAAATCCAACGCCGCCACGACGCTTCATGATTTGAGCTTGCTCCTGATCGGTCTTTAGGATTCCTCCGTATGAATCGTACGGTGATTCTATCACGAAACAATTCGATAATGATTGCACCTGAAATGGGTTTCCGATCGCGGACATCGGACTTCCTTGCGGAACAACGTCCCACGATGAAAAAAGTTCGTAAATTTCCTGTTCGCTCAATGGATTTGGGTACTTTTGTTCAATCCTTGCAAACTCTTTTGCCAAACGTCTATGCATGTCATCGGGTGTTTTTTCATAGATGTTGCTATTCAAATCACGAAGAGCATACTTCCCAACAAACACCTGAGCTGCTAATTCATCACCGCCAAAATAATCGAGCGAGGCGGACATCGCCTCCTCGTAGGTGTGTTTCATCATCCTACATTTTCTCCATAAACAACATGACCGCGAAAGGCGTTTCGTCTCTGCCGTGGTAAGTTCTAACTATCGGTTCATAACCCAAGACGATCATCAATCATCCTTCTTTTTGTCGACCTTCGTGTAGTTAAGCGTAGGATCACTCTTCAATTCCTTCCATTTTTCAGCAAGAGCTTTTTTGAAGCCATTTTCTTCCTCGGCGGCGGCGGCTTCTATCGAACCTTCAGCACCTGTGACGATGAATTTTGAACGTGCAGTATCAATCGAAACGGGATACACTATACCATCACGGCCAGCTCTATTTTTTGCAATGTACATTCTACCAACACCAGATGATTTTTCATGAGCACGACGAGAAATGCTTAGAACTACGTCAGCAACGAATGCTTTTCCGTATGCCTCACTCATATTTCCAAGATCAATAATTTCAGCCGTTGAACCTTCCTTATTGCTCTGACTAGCTGTCCAAATTGGAAAACCTTTCTCTCCCGCTAATCCACGAAGTTCCTCGTAAACTAATTTCAATTCATGTCGTAATGAATCAAATTGTCTTGAAGAACGCATGATATCAGCGTAATCGATGATCACGACGCCAGGTGTGAATCCCCTTAGATCCAACCTTTCCATGTGACTACGAAGCGTGTAAACCGATGCTGTGTTCGTTGGAAAATACTTGATCTTCAACCTTCCCAGTTCGTTATTTTTTGCGAATTCATCGTAAGTTTTAAGAATTTTTTCCTTGCTGTCGATTACGTCATTCGAATCAATTTCACACAAATTTGAATCGTACCGACGACCAACCTGCGTTTCCGATAATTCGAACGTATAATGCATGACGTTGATCCCTCTTCTAAGTGCGGCGGCGCCGAGCATCGTTAGAAAGTGAGAATTATGTGATAAGACGTTGTCAGTAAAATATGAATGTGCTATTGCAACCTGAATATCGCATAATCTTTCTATAACATCGTTACTTTGAATTTCAATAACTTTTCTCAATCCATATCGTGAAACAATAAGATCACCGGCACGTAAATTACCAACTTTTATCCAACCCGAATCAACATCACTAATTCGAAAAATAAGATGTTCTGGTGAACATTGAATACTTGGTATGCAATCTTCTAAAACGCCAACTTGGGTTGTTGCGTGAAATAACTCTACTTGTCGTTCTTGTTTTGTCCAGCGAAATCCCTCAATTGGATAATAACCGTCAAGCGATCTAATCTCTATAGACCACTCATTATGAACGTAACTATCACCAGAGTCATCAGTCGGTTGGGTGTCAGTAGAAAATCCTAATTCAGTAAAAAGATCTCCCATTTTTACCGTTGTTTCAACATCACAAAATTCTATCGAAAGCATTCTTGATCCTTTCAGCACAATTATTTTTATCGTTTTTCCAGTCTGATTCCCAGATAACAATCACTTCATATCCCAAGGCAGAAAGTTCACTTAATTTTCTTTCGTCGCGCATCCAAATATCACCAGCTAATTTTTTCATAACTTTATGTTCGCTGCATTTTTCAAATTTCGTTGGATTCATATGCCACCAATCACCAAAAAATTCAACAATTAGTTTTTTCGAAGAAAACAAAACATCGACATTCCATTTAGAAATTTTTACATTTGTTTTCAATTCTCCAAGAGATTCACAAAACGTAGCAATTTGGATTTCGGGAATTGACCTAAATTTAGGATTTGAAAATTGTGGTGATGAAGCAATTTTTTCTAATGCGTCTTGCGTATGGTGTTTTCCAAACATCGGATGTTTTTCACCTGTTCTACCAAAGCAAGGAGTGAGTTGTTTAGCGATATCAATCGTTACGTTATTTCGATTTGAAATCGATTCTAACGACATGGGATTTGCGTGACCAGAAAATCTTTTGCTTCGTTTAGCACGTGTTATATCATTATTTCCTTTCAAAGATTGAATTCGTTGAAATTCACGTACTTTTTCTTGTGCTTCTTCTAACAAGAAACCCTTTTTAGTCCAATGTTTAACTTCTGAAGGGAATGATCTACCGGCTAAAACTTTTGCACGCACATCTGATTTATTCATTACGATTTTAACGCAATCACGTATTTTTTTACGTTGTGTTGGTCTAATTTGTTGCAACTTTTCTTCTCCAAAACATCGCTTATATTCATCAATTGATATGTCGTGTTTACACACTATGTGTTTCAAAATTGAGTACATTGATTCAAATTGACATAACTTACACTTGATTGGAAGTAACCCTTCATTTATTGCAAGTTCATTTCGAACTTTTTGAACATTAGCACTTCGTGTTGAACGATTTTTAAGTTCAAAGTTAGTTTTGATCATAAATTGATGTCTATAATCACCGTAATATTGATTATGAATTCTTCTAAGATGTGTAATCAAACCAGATTTAGCACCAAATTTACGAGTACAATGTAAACACTCAAATGAGTTCATCTGTTGATTGAATGTCTCTTGCGAAGATTGTTCCTCGTTTTGTAATGATTCGCTCCCAGGGTTTAAAAAGCTTTCCATTAACTTTGATCCCCGTGTATTTTACATATATCATTGTTTTTGGATTAGAACATTTTCCGGCCCCGGTCGCACCGATCACGCAACCAAGCTCTCCTGCCCCCAGGCCGCCGTCTAGAATTTCTTTCCTATCAAGCTCCGGTATATTGGTTGGTACGCAATGTCGATTTAATCGTGTGAACCGTTCCTCTGAATCATCAAAAAAATCGTGGCCTAGCGATGGCGTCGTACCAACGCAAACTGCCTTTTTGATGCTGTCAACTATTTGTTCGTATTTTTCCGCCTGAATTTGATCGACCGCTTCCTCAAGTGCTGCCTTTAACGCTTGTTTTCTGCAAAAATCAAGCGATTTTTCCTTTACGTAAGGAAGATCGCCAACGTCAGGTTCAAGTCTCATTCGTTGAAGATATTCAACAATCTGATCACGTAGAATAGTATCAGTTCCAACTTTTAATTCATCCTTGATGATTGTGACAAGGAGTTGAAGCGTCGGAAAAACCTTGTATTTTCGTGAATGCTCAAAATACTTGTCAGCAAGAAATCTGAGGTACTTTTGATCGAAATATTTTACGTCGATTACCTCCATCATCTGTTCGGCAAATTGACGATCCGTCAATAAAGCTTGGACGATTTTTTCCTGGAAGATTTTCCCATACTGATTAAATGATGCTGTATTTTCCATTCTTATCCTGAGGTGAGTCCAGTAATACAACGAAATGGGAAGAAGAATTGGTCTACATCAAAATCTCCTATCCCCTCTGCCACCAATTGCTTGATCAGATTGGATTGACTGATCTTTGGTTTAAAGCCCTCCATCACATAATCAATTTTTTCTGCTTGATCGTTTGAAAGCATTCCACCATCTAGATACACGAGTTTCCAATTTCTACGAACGTTATCAATTTCGTCCAACACCCGTTGACATGATTTTGATTCATCCCTGTGAGCCGCTGCATAATCAAAAACATCCTGAAGAAGAATGTCATCCTCAGTGCCAAGCATCGGGAACGTCTTAACGGCTGTTTTGAATCCCATTCCTTTGACGCCGGGAATGTTATCTGATGGATCACCGCATAACGCCTTTGCTATCGCAAAATTCTTCGCTGTCACCCTAAAGTCCTTCAGAACATGTTCATTCAGAACGTATGTTTTTTTGTGCAAGTTGTAAATTTTCGTGTTATCATCGAGAAGTTGGTACATGTCCTTATCGGACGATGCGATGACCTTATCCACATTCCTAAATTTTGCCCTGCACAGGTATGCAACGACATCATCACCTTCACAATCTGAAACGTACAGCTGACACACAGGAACATTTTTCAGCATCGTGATCAACGTTACCATCTGATGCATTCGATTGTCATCAGTATCGGGTATATCGTCGCCGTAAAAACGATTCAATTTCTCAGGCCGTCGATTCAGCTTATATTCTGGAAATAGTTTCCGTCGTTTAGCTGACCCTCCGCCTTCCCATGCGATGTAAACTGAACTCGGACATTGTTCATCGACCAACCTTCTTAAGGTTTTCAAGAATCCTATGCATCCACCCATCTGATACCCGTGCGATGACATCTGTGGATACGCAGACCACGCTCGAATAAAAAGATTCGCTCCATCAATTATCAGTATGGGTCTCTGTTTTTGTGTTTCTGTCATGGTAAATCGTGTTTTTGATGCATTGCGTTCATCTCTTATCTTATAAGGAAAATTAACGTTGTACCATCAATCGTTCGATCAGAATAAGTTGATTGTAGTTGGATGGGATGCATAATTAAATCGTATGTCAGATGTTCTAATCGAGTACGTTAGTTTAGTTCTAGAAAGAATCAAGACTAAAAGAGACGTAAAAAGCAAATTTGGAAACAAATTCGACATTAATCAATTCAAAAAACTTGATAACATCAACGTAATGTTAGAATATGCGTCCATGTTTCTTGATGAACTCGGAAGAGGAACATCAAGGGCTGCATTTACATTGAGCGGAAAATACGTCCTAAAAATTGCCTTGAATGAAAAAGGCATCGCACAGAATGAAACTGAAGTTCAAATTTCAAATAATGGCGCGACGAAGGATATCGTCACTAAAATCTACGGAGCGGGCCCAAATAAAGAATGGTTAATCTCCGATATCGTGAAGGAACTTTCTAGTAGCAAAGAATTTGAATCATTGACGGGTGCCGGATGGACAGATTTCAGGATCGGTCTAAGAGCGTTACTTTTGAAAAAAGATGTGAAGGACTTTAAGGATCTAGATGCACAAACGCAGCAATTCTGTAAAAAAATTGCTGCTGCAGCACGAAAAACAGACCTATTGTACGGCGATATCGTTCAATTGGATCATTGGGGTAAGACGCCCGATTCAAGACTTGTTCTTCTTGATTACGGATTTACAGAGGGCGTTTGGGAAAAACACTACAAGAAACCAAACCCAGAAATTGCGCCCGAGGAAGATTCAACAAGAAAGGATTAAATCTTCGTTGAACCGAATCCTCCGTCAGCTCTTTCTGTATTTGCTAGCTTTTCGAGTTCTGTGACGCGAAATTCAACCTGTTCTACACGGGAAAATACAAGTTGAGCGATTCGATCACCCTTTTTGAAGTCAAATGGTTTAGCGCTAGAATTCCTAAGCAGAACCTTTACTTCGCCTCTATAATCACTGTCAATCGTTCCCGGCGAATTTAGAACAGTAACGCCGTAATTTAATGCAAGACCGGATCTCGATCTTATTTGGCCTTCCATTCCTTGCGGAATTTCCAGATAAAGACCAGTTTTCACAAGCATTGATGAACCTGACCAGATTCGTCCGTCCTCGTTCGCCACAAGATCGCAGCCTGATGCACCAACGGTTTGATACTCTGGGATCTTTGCATCAGATTCCAAGCTAACCCTGACGTATGGTTTACTCATTTTCTAGCTCCTCGTCTTCGGAAACATCTGCCGGGGTATTTTCCTGTGAAATTGTTGTATATGCCGCTTCGATTATCTTATCAACGAAAGGTTTATACAACGGATCCTTCATTATCGTATCGAATTCATTCTTATAGAATTTCTTTTCAATGATAACTTCACCCGTATTGGCATCAGAAACACACAAAAGTTTCCAAGCGCTCGTCCCAGATATGCTCAAATCTAATTTTGATGTTTTTCCATCCTTTGAAATGTGATCGATGAAAACTTTATTTGAGTCACAGTGCGAACGAACTTCGTCAAAGATGTACTCGTGTTCAACAATTCCT